GCTGCTCGCGGTCTTAGTGGTACACCCGACATTATTGGCGCTCTAGCTTTTTGGGATTTGACTGACTGATGCAGAACAATTACCGCAAAAAGCGTACAGTATCGCTGGAGTTGGCTACAACTAACTCCGATATTTACACATGTCCTGATAGGTACGATGGCGATGTCAACAGTATTATTGTCTCTAACGCTACTGCTAACACTGTCACTGTCAGCCTTGATTGGTACGATAGTGTCAGCACTACTTACTACACAATCATGGAACAGGTTACTATTAAACCTTATTCGCTTGTTCAACTGACAGAGTTTCCTCTGTATCTGCATAAGAATGACAAGATTCGTGGTCTAGCTAGTGCCACAACATCCGTAACGGTAACTGTAGCAGTCGAAGAGCATTTTAATGGGACTGCAGCCTAAAGGAGGCTATTGTGGACCCCATTACTATTATGGCCGCTGCTACTACGGCCTTCAATGCTATCAAGAAAGGCATTGAAATTGGCAGAGACATTCAAGATATGGGTAGCCAGCTATCTCAATGGGCTACCGCTATTAGTGATCTTGAGTTCATCGAAAGACGAGTTCAAGACCCGCCTTGGTACAAAGCATTTAGTTCTAGTGTTCAAGCAGAAGCAATAGAAATATTTGCTGCCAAGCACAAAGCTCAGGCTATGCGTGATGAGCTTAAGCAGTATATACAATTCTCACATGGACAATCCGCGTGGAATGAGTTGCTTGCCATTGAGGCTAACATTCGTAAACAGAGGCAAGAGCACGAGTATCGTAAACAAGAGATTAAAGAGAATATCATCTCTGGCATACTACTGTTTCTAGCATTGACAAGCATTACAGCCATGCTGACACTGTTTGCTTGGGTTTACTTTTCATATCAGGCGTGATACTATGGTAATAGACTTTGACGTAAACAAGGACGGTAAAGTGACGCCTGAGGAAGTAGAACGCAAAGAGCGTATGCTTGAGATTGAGCTTCGTGAAGAGAAGGCCGATGCTCAGAAGCGTATGGCATGGATGTCACTCTTTACGATGGTAGTCTTTACGACTATTCTATTTAGCCCTCTTGTTTCAGATGACCGTGTTACTGCACTAGCAGACTTGCTTGGATTGTTCTATATTGCACAAACTGGTGTGGTAGCAGCTTACATGGGTGCCACTGCTTACATGTCAACCAAGCACCCTACGAATAGCCGTGCTGCCGCTATGGGAACAAGTGAAAAGGATTTCTGATGGCTGAGTCTAACTTTGAACGTGTGATGAAAGAAATCTTCCACCACGAGGGTGGCTATGTTGATCATCCTGCTGATCCCGGTGGTGCTACGAATAGGGGTGTAACCTTTGCTGTGCTTCAGTCGTGGCGTGGTAAACCTATCACTAAGCAAGACGTTAAAGACCTGACTGAAGAAGAGGCTATGGAAATCTATAAGATGAACTACTGGAGGCCGACTAAGTGCGGTCAACTTCCTGCTGGTATTGATCTTGTAATGATGGATGGTGCCGTAAACTCTGGTATCAATCGGTCTCCAAAGTGGATTCAACTGGCACTGGGTGTTACGCCTGACGGTAAAGTAGGTGCCATGACTATTGGTGCTGCACGAGATCAGAACAGTATCAAGGTGATTGATGCAGCCCTTGATGCACGACTGGCATTCCTGCAGAGGCTGAAGCATTGGGAAACCTTTGGCAGAGGCTGGAAGCGTAGGATTGATAGCGTCAGGGAGGTCGCCAAAGAGATGGCGAAGGATTAATGAAATGGCTTGTAGTGTTCCTTTTCCTTACAGCTTGTTCTGGGCTACCTTTGGGTATGCTTGGTGGAAGCGGAACAAATGTGGCTGCAAATACACAAATAGGCAAAGAGAACAGGCAGCAAGTATCGTTACAAGAGAACAGGACTGAGGCGGGCAGGGACGTAATCACTGAAACAAAGACGGTAGAGGCTGCATCTGTAGAGAAAGTAGAAATCAGCAACACAAACATTCCACCTTGGGTTCTGTTACTTCTTCTTATTGGATGGCTTCTACCAACACCACAACAGATAGGCTACTCAATGTATAAAGGACTTGTGTGGCTATTCGGTAGCAAAAGGCGTAATCATGGCTAAAGCACTCACAGAGAAAGAACAGCGTTTCCTGAAGGCGCTATTCGATGAAGCAAATGGTGATGTCGTTGCAGCCAAGCGTATTGCGGGCTACAGCGAGAATACGGCTACTACTGATATTGTCAATGCAGTCAAGGACGAGATTGCTGAAGCTACACGCACCTACATTGCTCGTATTGCACCCAAAGCAGCCTATGCACTGAATAGTGGCATGGAAGACCCTACGCAACTCGGCCTTCGTGACAAGATCGCTGCAGCCAAAGATGTGCTTGATCGTGCAGGCTTTGCCAAGACGGAGAAGGTTGAAGTTGGGGGTACTAACCCTCTGTTTATCCTGCCAGCAAAGAATGTCGAAGCAGAATAAGTACATACTGGAACGTGTAGACTTAGGATTCTGGACTCTACCTAAGCCACCTGACTACATGAAGCCCTACAGGAAGCAGTGGGAGCGCGTTCCTAACCTCAATCCATTTGGTACAATACCTTACGGCTACGAGATTGATCCTGAAGATTCAGATTGGCTATTGCCTGTAGAAAAGCAACTTACAAACTTAGAGCTTGCAAAGAAGCACATAAGAAGGTATAGTTACAATGAGGTTGCTGCGTGGCTTACAACACAGACAGGCAGGAGCATTACAGGCAAGGGACTGAAGAAGAGGATTGAAGTTGACAGACGACGCAAGAGACTCATTGATCTCAAACGCTTCTATGCGAAACGTTATGAGAAGATTATCAAGCAGATCGAAATCCTCGAAATCACGCGCCTCGGCAAAGCAAAAGCAGATGAAAGCGAAGGCGGAGGAGACACTAGAACCTGTAGTTGTACCTGCGGCTGCCATTCCAGCGGCATACGAGGTGGAGCAAGCACAGAACATAGTGTTTCAGCCGAATCCGGGGCCTCAGACTGACTTTCTAGCTGCAACTGAAAGGCAAGTGCTGTTTGGTGGTGCTGCGGGCGGTGGCAAATCTTATGCCATGCTTGCTGATCCTCTTAGAGACATGAATAATCCGGGCTTCAGTGGCCTCCTTGTGCGTCACACTACTGAAGAACTTCGTGAACTCATTATGAAATCACAGGAGTTGTATCCTAAAGCAATTCCGGGCATAAGGTGGAGCGAAAGAAAGCAGCAGTGGGTTACGCCTAGAGGTGGCACTCTGTGGATGTCGTATCTTGACAGGGACATGGACGTTCTACGCTATCAGGGGCAGGCATTCAACTGGATTGGCTTTGACGAGTTAACGCAGTGGGCTACGCCCTTTGCCTTCAACTACATGGGTTCTCGTCTTCGTACCGCTGATCCTACACTGAAACTATACATGCGCTGCACTAGCAACCCCGGAGGCCCCGGACACAGTTGGGTCAAGAGGGGATTCGTTGATCCGTCACCTTACAATAAAGCTTTTGCTGCAGTAGACTTTGAGACAGGCGAAATCCTTCGTTTCCCTAAAGGTCACAGCAAAGAAGGTGAAGCCCTATACAAGCGCCGCTTCATCCCTGCAACACTCTTTGACAACCCTTACCTTGCCAAAGACGGTGAATACGAAGCCATGCTTCTGTCTATGCCAGAGAACCAGCGTAGGCAGCTTCTGTACGGCGACTGGGATGTGTCTGATGGCGCTGCGTTCCCTGAGTTTAACAGAAACATACATGTCATAAACCCCTTTTCTATCCCGTCTAACTGGACACGCTTTCGTGCAGCAGACTACGGCTATGGAAGTATGACAGCGGTTCTGTGGTTTGCTGTTTCTCCTGCAGAACAACTAATCGTGTATCGAGAACTATATGTTAAAAAAGTTACAGCCGTTGATCTCGCTGATATGATCAATGAGATTGAGAAAGAAGACAAGATTCGCTACGGTGTTCTTGACTCGTCTTTGTGGCATAAGAGGGGCGACACTGGACCTTCACTTGCAGAACAGATGATCATGCGTGGTTGCCGCTGGAGACCATCAGATCGAAGCAAAGGCTCTCGTGTTGCAGGTAAGAACGAGTTACACCGCAGGCTTCAAGTAGATGAGTTCACCAATGAAGCTAGACTTGTATTCTTCTCTACATGCACTAACTTGATTGCTGAACTTCCTATGCTACCATTAGATAGAAACAATCCAGAAGATGTTGATACATCTGCAAATGACCACGGGTATGACGCACTACGCTATGGCATTATGAGCCGACCACGCAGCAGCATATGGGACTACGACCCTGCTTCTAGTGGTAATAAATTCAAGCCTGCTGACTCAGTATTAGGATACTAAACATGGAAGAACTCTTTGAAACGGATGCGTCTTCGTCGCTTAAAGACAAAGCCAAAGACGACACTGTTGATCCTAAGGCTGG